CGTTCTCCTTACCCGCCATGTCATTCATTCTCGTAGCGATTCAATACCAACCAGTAGTGACTCGATACCGGCAATGAGGGTGACATGGGTACCCACGACACACTAGATGTAGTGAGGGGGCACGTTGAGTTGCAATAAGCGGTGGCATAACTCTCCACAGGTAGCCATAACGTCAATGATATCAACGAGTTAGACAATCAATGTCGCATAAGAGTCATTCTGTCAACTACAGAGAGAGAGATGAGTCAGTGGAGGACAGGGCGATTCAATCGTTGTCTGTCTGGGCTGTCAGGGTCAATGGGCACACCCCCCACCCCCTGCACTGGGGCGAGGGGACCCACTCTCCACACGCCTCCTAAAAAACGAAAGGGTTCACCTCTCACCAAGAAGGAGCGAGTCCGCCACAGAGAAACGTGAAGCAGGCAAGGGCGGAGGAAGTGAAGGAGTCAAGTCGTTGTGTTGACGAAGATTGAGCGGGGCGAAAGAAGAGGAAGCGCTAGCCCTGAGGGTGGCGGACTTGCTAGACTGCGCCCATGGAACACCAGAAGACGAACCAGGTGATTCCACCGTGGACGGTGGGAGTCATGAGTATGATGCTGACGATGATTCTCGGGTTATTGGGGGCGTATCGGTTTGTGGTGTTTAAGTCCGACTTTGCGGTATTAGCCCCATGGCTGAGGGAACGTGGGGAGGTGTTGTTGTCGATTCGCACCAATACAGAGATGGCACGGGAGAATATCGAAGCGATGCAGTTACTCAATGAGAAGTTGTTGTTAGAACAAGGGAATACGGTGAAGAATGCCGAGCGGATTGCGGTGATTACGGCCAAACTGCAGCTGAAGATGAAGGATTGGTAGGGATGGCTGAAGAGAGTCCCGACGCGATGGCCCTGGCGGCAGAATTGCTGGCGACGGTCAAGCAGACGGAGCAAACCGAGGCGAAAGAGCGGATGGCGTCCCAGCGGGCCTCGAAGACCTCGAAGGTGGTGGAGGATGCGGAGGTCATTGGTCGGCTGTTGGCCAGTAAAGAGCAGGCCCTTGAGCAATGGGATGAAGCGTTATGGGCCAAAGAGTTACCCAACACCAGAACGGAGGCGCGGTTTCAAGGCAATCTTGGGTTACGGCTGTTGAAGGGGATTACGGCGTCCAAGATTGAGAAGATGACCATTCGTGACCGGGTGAGTGCGGCGAATATCTGTTTTACGAATAGGGATAGTCTGCTGGACCGGCCAACCGCCAATATCAATTTCAGCGCCCGGCAGGGCATTCATGAGGCCATGGAGGCGCTTCGACAAGAAGGTGAGCGACGGCTCAGGGAACGGACCACGATTGATGTGACCCCAACAGACGCCACCCATGAATCTTAGCACCCTTCCACGCGACCTGACGGCACTCTCCGACGAAGACTTGTTGCGCTATACCAATGAGTCGTTGCAGTTTGCCCGCATGGACCGGCAAGAGTGGCAACTGACCTATTATCAGCCGGTGTCGCCGAGTGCGCTCCAGGTCCATCTCTCGACCGCGCATCTCGTGGGCGTCTTTGGTGGGAATCGGAGCGGCAAGACCGAGACGAACCTGGTGGAAGCCGCAATCCTGATGACGGGGATTATCCCTGATGCGTTGCAAGATATCTATCCTAGAGAAAAACTCCGTGGGCCGGTATCCGTCCGTATCGTGTGCGAGTCGATTACGACCACCTTGGCTCCGGTGATTTTGCATAAACTCCGGTATACCGATTGGAATGGGACAGGGATGCCAGGGGGGACGCAAGGGCATTGGGGATGGATTCCCAAGTCCTGTCTCATCAATGAAGATTGGGAGGCGAGCTGGAAAGAAGCCAAGCGGACCCTGACCGTGCTGTGCCGGGATACCGAGAACCCTGACCGGATTCTTGGGCACTCGACGTTGCAGGTCATGAGCAAAGATCAAGACCCTGCCAAATTTGCGTCAGGGGAGTTTCATTTAATTGTGATGGATGAACCTCCCACCTATGCGATCTTTCGGGAAAACCGTGCGAGGGTGATGAGCGTGGGGGGACGGTTATTGGTCGGCATGACCTGGCCGGATGACCCGACCATTCCGGTAGACTTTATCTTCGATGAAATCTATGAGCCCGGACAGCCTGGACCCACCAAAGATGAGGATATTGACTGCATTCAGCTCGTGACGACCGAGAACACGAATATCGACCAGGTGAGTGTGGCGAAGTCGGCGGCCAAGATGAGTGAGGAGGAACGGGCGTGCCGGATCGGTGGCAAACCCATTCGTTTCTCCAACCTCATTCATCCGCTCTTTACCGATACCGATGCCTGGTGGTGCTTTACTTGCCATGGCGAAGTGCTCGTCGTGGAGGAGTCGTGTACCATTTGCCATGGACAGGAGGTGGTCCTGTATAATCATGTGCAGGACTTTCCCATTGATTCGCAATGGCCGGTGATCTTTCTGCTCGATCCCCATCCACGGAAACCCCATATGGGGATGTGGGTGAGTGTGGACGGCAATGACGACTACAGTGTGCTCGGGTGCCTGGAAGTGAATGATGAACCGTCCGTGCTCAAACAGCACTGCGACGCATTTGAACGCGAACACAATCTGAGCGTGGTGAAGCGGCTGGGGGATCGGAAAATGCTGAACAGTTATGCCAGCTCTAAACGCGAAGTCAATTGGCAGGATGAGTTTGCGGCGGCGGGCCTCCACCTGGACTTTGCCGACCAAAGCGATGTCGGGCGGGTGCGGCTCAATGAATACCTGAAGCCTGATCCGCACACCCACCGTCCACGGATACGGTTTCGTGTCGATCCGTTTGAGCGGGACGCGGCGGACGCGATGGTCTTTGATTGCAAACGTGCGGTCTTTCAGATGAAACGCTTTTGCTGGAGTGACTTTAAGCACGCCGACGAGAAAAGCCAGAAGCAACTGGCCAACAATAAATATGATGACTACCCGGCGTTGGGCCGGTACTTGATGAATGAGCTCCCGCGCTGTACGATGCTGCGAGATGGGGGCGCAATCGTGAAACCACGAGGGAGGATGGCGAATGGGTACTGACACGCTGCCGTATTTGTATGAGCCACCCCCCAACGAAGAGACGATCATGGCGACCGTGCTCGAAGCCGGGCATGAAACGATCGTCTTTCCTCGACTCGAACTGGCCTTGCAGCAGGCCTTGGCTGAAGATCCCGCACGGGGTCCTGCGGTCACGCGCGCGTTGCATGAATTAGCTGAAGTGCTGATTCCGTTGTTGAAGCAGGCCCGGAAACGGTGAGGCCCACCACGCAAATCCGCTGCCTCCAGTGCCAGGTGGTCTGGTATGAAGGGTCCGTCATGGGACAAGACAATGGGATCCATTGGACGCCGATACGGAAAGGCTCGTGGACTCCACCGAAATATCCACCCCCCGTCTGTCCCCGCTGTGAGGGCACCATGACACAGGAGCCCCGATAATTATGGCACGAAAACGCAAGACCCCGCTGCGCGTCCGCAAACGCTCCTTGCCGCTCGATCATGAGGCGTTAGCCGCGTATATCGTCGAGAATCTTGAGCAGGACTTAACCGAGCGGAGCGACTGGAACGAACTGCGCATCCAACGGTACGCGAAGATGCGTGGATGGCGAGAACCCAAGACCTTCCCCTGGGATGATGCCTCGAACGCCCACATCCCCTTTCTCATCACGGAATCGTTGCGGACGCAAGACACCATGCACAACGCCGTCTTGGCGAATCATCCTGTCGTGGAGTCCATGGCGGTCCAACACGTCAACCAGGGGAAACAGGGCAAGATTGACAGTCTCATTGATTACCAGGTCTTTACCGAACAACCAGGCGAAGAGATTGTGGCGACCTTGATTCAGCAGTACGTTGAGGATGGGGTCTTTCTGGCCTATGTGCCATGGGTGCGGTATGACGAAACGGTCAAGGACGTGCGGATTTTCCCGGCCATTCCCCCGGACAGCAGTATTGCCGATGGCGTCAAGACGGCCATCAGGCAAATCTACGAGACGGTCATCGGGATGGAGCCGTTAGACGAAGAGGGCTTTCGATGGGATGCCACGATTCTTGAAGAGGGGGTCGAACGAGACCTGCACATTGAAGCCTACATTCAAGAGGTGGATGCACGGGTCGAACTGGTGATTCAAAAGGCGTCGCGGGTCTATGACGGGCCGGTGATTATCCCGAAAAGTATTGATGAGTGGGTCGCGCCCGCCCGAAGCGGGAATGTGCAACCGCCCTCACCGTCCAATCCTGATGGGGCCGCCCATGTGTGCTTGCTCGACTACCCGCAACTCGATGAAATCCGGCGTCTGAAGCAGCAGGGGCACTATGACCTCTGTACGGATGAGGACCTTGAGGAGATGGAGGCGTCTGCGTCGCAGGATCCTGAACAGGGCGAGCAGAATGCCGGTCAAAAAATCCTCAAAGATGCGTTTGAAGGGGTGGCGCCCTCGCAGCACCGCGACCAGCCAGAAGAAGCGTCGGGGACAGGCAAGTTGACACGGATTCTGGCGTTTCTTGGATGGGATACCAACAGGGACGGGCTCCAGGAGCAAATTGTGGTGACGATGATTAAAGAAACCCGGACCATTCTTCGTGTGCGACACTTAACAGAATCCTATCCTTCCGACCCGCCCTTCCGCCCGCTCGCGAGTGCAGGGTATCTCCCGGTGTCGGGCCGTCTCTATGCGATCAGTTTGATTGAATTACTCGAATCCATCCATGACTTACTGAAAACGACCTTTGATAAAATGGATGACGCCGCGACGCTGAAGAACCTTCCCTGGTTCGCCTATAAACCGACTAGCGGACTCGCGCCACAGGCGATTAGTATTGCCCCCGGCGAGGGCGTGCCTATGAACGACCCCAAAAATGATATTGCCGTGCCACCGTTCGGCTCCAATGGCGAAGCGTATGGGATGAATATGATTGCCTTGTTGAATCAATTTGCGGAACGGGCGTCGATGCAAGGCGACATTCAATTCGGACGAGTGCCCCAAGGCAAGTCGTCGGCGTTACGGACCGCTGCAGGCATGAAAAGCCTTTTAGCCAGAGGGGACGCCAGGCCGGAGCGTATCCTGCGTCGGTTTTTTTCCGGGTTCAAAGATGTCTATCGGATCATCCATGAACTCAATCAACGGTTCCTGCCCAAGAAGAAAGAATTCAGACTCATGGAACCCGACCTGCAAGGCAATAGCGTCTATGACAACGTGGCAGACCTTGAAGCGATTAGTGGCCGGATGCAGTTCATGTTCAAAGCGGGCATGTTCAATTCCAACAAGGAAGTGGCCACGCAAATCCTTCAAACGCTGATGCAGATCCTCATTAACCCACTCATGCTGCAAATGGGTGTGGTGACGGCGAAAGAAATCCACACCCTCTTGACGGACTTCATTAAGTTGGTCCAACAAGATCCGGCACGCTATCTCAACGCGCCGCAACCCGGTCCACCGACCATGCAGGCCACCGCAGAAGAGGCCGTAAGTTTGTTGCTGGCGGGACGCATGCCAAACGGGACGACCCCCGCAGAAGGCCCGCAAGTCCATAGACAAAAAATTCAGCAATTCATGCAACGGCCTGACTTTGAAGACCTTGACCCCTTTACCCAAGCGTTGTTCCGCGTGTATATCAGTCAGTTGCAACAGCAGGCCCAGCAAGCCCAACAGCAGCAACAGTTGATGCAGGCCGCGCAACAGTTTCAGCAGTCCGCTGGAGGGGGCGGCACCCCCGGGCCGCAAGGACAGGGCGGAGCCCCCAATACGGGCGCGGGAGGCAACCCGCCATTAGGGCCGAACGAGTTGTTAGACGAATCCTTACCAGGCGCGAGATAACGGGAGGGCCACGATGGATCACGCGCAATGGAAAGCCTTAACCAGAAAAGCCGAGGAACCAGTCAAATCTCGCCTTGAGTATAAAACCGTCAGTCAATCGACGGCATGGAATCAATTGCTAGAATGGGTTGACGAGCAAATAGGCGAAAAGGGGTGTGAGGGGAAGGACATCACGAATAATTTCATGGCGAGCCGTGTCTATGGGCATGAAGCGTTAGTTACGTATAAAGCCCTCCTGGATATTGTCCAAGGGGAAAAGCTTATGTTAGAGTCCGTCAAACGGAAGATGGAAGCCTACCGACAGCAAGAAGGATGAACGTCAATGTGTGAAAGGACACATTTTTATCGACACCTCCGGGAGGAATCGGAGGGTTTATGCCGGAGGATCAAGACGAGTTACAACTAGACGAGCGCATAGAAACATCACAGGCATCATCGGACGACGGGCTTGATTCCTTTCCAGACCCGGAGTTTGATGGCGTGGAGCAACCAGAGCCTTCGGGTGAGGTCTCTCCGGCAGCCGAGGCTGGAGACCCGATCCTCCCGGCGGGTTCCCAGCCTCACACTGCCACGCCAACGATTCCCGACTATGGGTTTGCGCCCGCTCAGGCTTCTCCGCCACCGTGGACGCCGACCCCCCAACCGCAGACCACGCAATTCTTCTCCGTCGCCCAATTACAGCAAGGGGTTGACGATGGGCTCATTACCTCCAATCAGATGATCGAGCAGCTCCAACTGCAAAACAGAGAGCAAGCCAAGCAAGAAGCCGTCCAGGCTATGCGGCAAGAGTCGCAACACAAAATCATTACGACACAGTTAGAGGAATATCGGCAAGCCATCCCAGGATGGGACCAACAGGGGTCTCCGGCCAATCAGAAAGCGCTTCCCGCGTACCAGCGCTTATTGGGCCTTGGCTTGCCTGAAACCGATACGACTCGGCTCTTGGCTCTTGAACAGACGTTCGGGCCAATGACCCGCATCAAAGAAGCACGGATGACACGGACGCACACCGCCGCGTCCCGTGATACCGTGCAAGAAGTTGGACGCCGGGGCGCGCCCCCGTCCAGTCGAGCCACCAAAGACCCCTTGAGCATTCTGGCCAAGGAGGAACTTGCGTTGTACCGAGACCTCATTGCGAAGGGTGACAGTTACAAGAATTGGAATGATGTCAGGGCAGAAATCTTGTCCGCAGCAACCCAAACGAGTAACCATGCCTTACGTGAGTCGCATGTGGGGTTATTGAAATGAACGTCCCGACCATCCTGATCCCCAGGAAATGGACCTCCCTGGACACGTTGAGGCCATGGGGCGGACGAAAAAAAGCGACAACGGGCGGGTCGTTGGTCTCAGACCTGGCCGCCTTACAGAAGACGCTTGTGTTGTGCGGATCGTGTCAGCATAAATTCGATTATCGACGACGCCATTACTATTCGGTGTGGCGCTATGAACATACATCCGTGATTGGTGCATGTGACGTGTGCAAAATCCAGATTGTCGGCAACGATGGTCGGTTGTTTATCCATGAAGCCAACAGAGAAGCTGTCTGGGCGACACCCGATGATCAGCGCCGCGCGATGGCGACCGCGCATCGTATCGCAACAACCAATCACCAAAGAAGGAATTAACATCATGCAAAAAGCATATCTTTTAGGTGGCGGGCAAAACCGTATCCAGAAATTCATGATCGGCGAAGCCATGGCCACGGCAGGCGTCTGCGTGCAGACGCCAGCGGCAGGGACCGGCGGCGTGGCCTTGGTGGGCACGGCCACGGCCACGGATTCACTGGGGATGACGATTGACACCGCCCCCACGTACAGCACCGCGCAGCAATCGGATAACAGTGACCCGTCAGCCTTTGTGTCGGTCATTGTGAACCCTGATTTGGTGATGCGATGCCGGTTATCCGGTAGTGCTACCGTCTCTGGCACCGCCTTGGTCAAGTACTTCAATACCCTCGCTTCTACGACAGGCCTCATTGTGACGCCAAGCCTCACCAGCGGCGGGGCAGCCGTGGACACGTCGGCCATGGATGATTGCACCATCTTTGGGTACGAAGGGGCCAACGCGGGGATTACACGAAAGATTAGTGTGGCCGACGCGACGAACACCGATGTAATTGTGGCGTTTCCTTATGATATTGCCGTGGATGATACGTTCATTTTCTGCAACTTTGTGGCCGGTCAAAATCATTACGTGACCTTTACCACGAACTTGGATGAAGCGGACGCGACGGTGGCCACAGGTGAAGATACCAATAACCTGAATTACCGCCCGGTGGATCTCGTCTTGAATGATGTAGGCCGCAATGGGCTCTTAGAAAGTTACGTGAACCTGATTGCGTATGACCATGCGTATTCAGGGAGCGCCTTAGCATAAACGACGAAGGACGACACAACATGTAGTCCAAGAGAGAAGGAGTATTAAACATGGCAACGTCACCAATAGCGATTACGGCGAGAGTCAACCAGCTTGATCGCCGGTTTTCAAGGATTTTCGATAACACCTTAAAAGAACTGCCCCAAATGCGTGATCGGTTGTACACCGTGCAACAGGCGCGAAAGGGGGCAGATGAGAAGTTTGGTCTGGTCGGAGAAATGGGCAATCTTGTCCCGTTTGATGGGCAGATTACGTATGACGCCGCAAGCGAAGGCTATAACGTCACCGCCACGCATAAAGAATACAGTTCTGGGATGCAGGTGACGCGCACGATGCGCGATTATGACCTGACCGGACAAATGGATCGCGAGCCGTCAAAGTTGGCGCGGGCCACCGAACGGACATTGGAAGAGTTCGGGGCCAGGATTTGGACCATGGCCTTCTCCAATGACAATTTGTTTTATTCCCATTCGGAAGGCGTGCCCTTGTGCAGCAATTCGCATACAACCACCTCTGGGGCTTCGACCGCCACAGGGTTTGACAACCTTGGGACTGCCGCACTCAGCGCGGTCGCCGTTGCGGCGAATCGCATTCAAATGAAGGGGTTTCGTGGTGATCACGGGCAACGGATTTCTGTGACACCCACACAAATCTGGCATCCACCGGCGCTGTATGAAACCGCCTTTGAAATCGTCAGTTCCATGGGAAAGGTCGAGACGGCTGACAACAATCGGAACGTCCATAACGGGCGCTATGCCCTCCATGAATGGGAGTACATGTCGAATGACTCCGACTGGTTCATGTTGGATGGTGACGCCAAAAAGGACAATGTGTATTGGTTTAATTCCGCAGGGCCGGAGTTTGCGAATACCGGCGAGTTCGATACGTTAATCTGGAAATGGCGCGTCTATGTCCGGTTTTCGTATATGTGGCTCGATTGGCGATGGGTCATGGGTAATGACGTTTAATAGACAGACCCCTGCTTCCTCCTGATTGGAGGCAGAGGAGATTGTTGATAAAGGAGGACGCTTATGGGATTGACCCACTTTCCAAATGGCATCGCGAGTTTCGGGATTCCCGTCATTGGCGGAGCCGATGCCGACAGTTGCATTAATATGGCCGCGGCGGCCACAGGGATTCTTGCGTACAATGCTTGCTCTGGTGGGCACGCGACCGCAGGGATTGTCTGCGGCAACCTTGGGTCTCTTGAGAATTACTACGAATTGTCTACTTCTGATTTGAGCGGCGTGCTTGAACCAGCGGTAGCCTAATCTCTGAGTGGG